CGAGCCTATAACGTCAACAACCTCGCTGCTTACGAGTATTTCTACGGCATGGCCGCAGGCACTTCGCTTGACAACGGCAATCACGCCGACACCCAAAATTCCGTTAATGCTGCAGGGTCCATCACTCTGTACGCAGGCCGCAATGCCGGCGCAGCCGTTACCGGCACCGTCGCCGTAACAGCGGCGTCGCCGACTATCACCGGAACTTCTACCAACTTCGTCGGTGAACTCGCAGTCGGCGACAAAGTCACCATCAACGGCGAGACTGTTGCTATCCTGTCGATCACCAGTTCGACCGTCGCTACCGCCGACAAACCGTTCGTCGCTACCGCATCCGGCGTCAGCTTGTATGACGTGCTCGGAAAAGGCGAAGGCGTTACTCTCGGTACCGACATCTGCGACACCGCTGCCGACGTTGTTCGCGTGGTAGCGTTCCGCTAAAAAGATAGCCCGTCCAGGCGGGCTTACAATACCTGGAGGAGATTATTATGAGTAGACAAGAAGTTAGGACTCTTCGCGTTATCACTGAGGAAATCACTAGTGCATCCGGGGCCGCTCCAGTTTTGGGCGGGCTGCCTACTACTAAGATATACGTAGGAGTCGATGGAAGCGATACTACAGGCAACGGCAGCCAGCTTACTCCGTTTGCGTCTTTGACAAAGGCGTTTACCTTTGTCACGACAACTCGGAAGGTTGTAGTTATAGGCTCCGGAGAATACGACGAAACTGCAGCGGTTGTATGGCCTGCCGTAAATGGTGTAGAGGTTATATGCCTTGATGGGACGGCAACAATCTCTTCAGCGGCAAGCGTTACTCACGTTATCGGCATCGACCCGGCAGCGGCAACAGCTACATGGTCAGCGACTTTGTCTGACATCGCTATTAGTCACGCCGACGCCCAAGTTGGACTTCAGGTTAACAACACCTCAGTCGGTAAACGCATCAACCTTTACCTGAAAAATTTCGGCTCTAACGCAGACACCACCACGGACGCCTCTATCGATATCAATCGGAGTGGAGCCGCAGGCGATGCGATACGGGTTTATGCAGACGGAACCGGCCAGGTCATCGAAGGGCTTGTCACAGTCATTACTGAAAGTACCGATGATCGTTTCAGGTTCAAAGGGTATCGGCTGGTAGGCGGATTGACTGTTGTCGGCGCCGTTGCTTGCGAGCTGACCGTTATTAACTGTGGCGTTCCGCAGTCTCTTTGGACTGTTGACGGGGCAAACAAGCTCACCAATATCGGGTGCTGGTACGAGACAGACGCAAACCCGAACGTCTACACCAATTTTGCCAATGCTTTTGCAACCTATTAATTTGTAAGCTTCAACCGAGGGGAGGACCTAAAAACCCTCCTCTTCATTGAACCCTACAACAAGGAGATTGCAGATGTATATGAACAGGATGATGGAGATAAGTTCCGCAGAAAACGGTTTCGTCGTTTCCTGCTCAGTACCGCTCAAGCCCAGCAAGAAGAAAGCAGGAATGGAGATGTCGTGCTGCTGTGACTCCTGCGGGAAACAATATATCGCCAAAGATGCGGCAGAAGTATGTGTGCTTGTGGCGAAGCTCATGCCCATGCTCGACATGGATTATAAGTCAGAGGACGAGTTTGATGCAGCGTTTGACAAAGCTGCAGGGGAAGGTAGTAAGAAACATAAAATGGAGGAGTATAAATGAACGATGAATTTGAAGTAGAAGTTGACATGAACGTGCCGGCAGCGCCGAAGGCCGAGAAGGCGGCAAAGAAGACAGCCAAGGCTGGAGCAGGGATCTCCAAGAAGAAGCAGGAGATGATCGACAGGATCATGGCTGCGACCGATGAGGAACTCGACGAGCCGATGGGAGCCGTCCGCATTGATGAAAAGACCAGGAAAATCCGCATTATCATCGATGAAATGGCAGGCTGTAAAGACAATTACGAGGCAGTCGGCGTCAACGGAGTGGTATATCAAATCAAACGAGGCGTCCCAGTCGAGGTCCCTCCGGAGGTAGTCCACGTTCTCGAACTCGCCATAGCTACACACATCGAGCAGAAGAAAAATCCGTACACCGGAGAACTAGAGGAAACAGAACGAAGGTACTCAGCAATCCCCTGGCGGAGGGCATAAGTATGAACGAGTTGACACTCATTCTCCGAGTGTACAGGAAGTTCGGCATCCTCGCTGACGAAGTGAGGATAGCATGACCCGCGCCGAGATGCTGACAGAACTCCTCGAAGTCCTCAACAGCGAGACGACGAATGGAGCATGGAGCGACGCAAGGCTCCTCGCCTATCTTGCCGAAGGGCAGGATAAGTTCTGCGAAGAGACTGGGTTTTTCGTCGACATCGCGAACTACTCGCTGACTCTCGTCACGAGTACGGCGCTCTACGCCGTCCCGGCCCGAGCCATCCAAGTTATGAATATCTGGTACGGCAACAAGGTACTCGGCAAGGTTCAGCAGGATGTGATCCTCACACCAGACAACTGGCCGATCGACTTAGGAACTACAGAGACAGGGATGCCTGTCCAGTGGCAGACCGATCAGACGACTGGGTTCATCAAGCTGGCACCGACGCCGACCATCACTGAGAACATCCTCAATCTCCATCTCTGGAGATATAGCAGGTACGATCTTGCCGGAGACGGCGCGACACCGGGGCAAGCGGCTACTCCAGAACTCCCAGCCCGCTTCCAGCGAGCATGTATTGAGTGGGCAGCCTACAAGGCGTTCAATCACCATGATATGGAGGCGCAGGACCCGGTAAAAGCGAGGGATCATCTCGGCGCATTCAAAGACTACGTCGCGGACGGAGTCAATGCATTCCGCAGGTTGCACAATCTCGAAACCCGCGTAGGGACCGCCCCTGCGTACAGAACTTGATTAACCAAAGGTATAGCAATATGGCAAAGTATAGGAAGAAACCGGTAGTGATTGAAGCGATACAGTGGACAGGAGACAACCTTGCAGCAGTGATTGGACATGTAGGGCGGCATTCTTCGGTCGGGGATTGGCGGTGGGAAGACTACGAAGACTTAGTCAGGCGAGAAGGGTTGAAGATCTACACCCTCGAAGGAAAAATGAACGCTGATATAGGTGACTGGATAATAACAGGAGTCAAGGGTGAAAGGTACCCATGCAAGCCAGACATTTTTGAGGCTACTTACGAAGTAGTGTAGATATGGCCCAGGCAAAACTCATACCGATCTTCAAAGCTACAACGGGGCTGAATAACGCACTTGACCCTGTACGGCTGAGTTACGACTTGAAGACCGGAGTCACTGAGCTTGCCCAACTGGTCAACATGAATGTTGACAACTCAGGCCGACCGTTCAGCCGACTGGGGCGTTCCACCGCGAAACGAGCAGAAGCCTCACGGTGTGGCTTCTCCAATGGAGAGACCTGCCTGTATGTTGCCGGCACGGAAATGTATCAACTTCTCCCTGACTACTCTAGGGTTCTCGTTCGCACCGCCCTGACATCTGGCGCCAGGATGCGGTACTACCCGATAGCAGGGAGGATTTATTACACCAACGGTTATGAGAAAGGCTACGTCTTCAAGGGCATAGACTTCGCCTGGCAGAAGGGAACGTTCACCGCTCCCGGAAACCCGAAGAATATTTACTCCAACCCTCCTACCGGCCATCTGGTAAGCTGGTTCGCTGGTCGTGCCTTGATGGCGAAAGACGACGTAGTCTTCGCCTCGCTCCCCTCGTTCTATGGAGTCTTCGATCTGCACAGCGACATGAAGTTGTTCCCGAACAGGGTGACGATGTTGCAGCCGACACCTGCCGGCCTATGGGTTGGAACGACAACTCAAATCCTGTTCTACCGGGGCACGGAGTGGCGGAAGACCAAAAGAGAAGAGAAGGCCCCGTTCGGCGTCCTCGAAGGCTCCTCAGTATGGTGCCCTGCCGAGAAGATGGGCGGGCCGAAGTCAGTAATCTTTACCACGCCGCAAGGGATCTGCTCCGGCAGCGAGGATGGCACATTTACAAACCACACGTACAATAAACTTATTTTCCCAGCAGGACGGTACGCAAGCGCTGCGATTGTTGACAGTCGTTACCTCGTCCTAATTGAGGCTTAACTACTAGAGGAGATTGATAAAAATGGCAACAAGACTGTCTACAGGCACAAGAAATTCGATGGTTAGCAAGCATTCGTACCCGACCAAAATGGTCACAGGTACGACCTTCGCCTTCGGCGACGGCACCGGTACTGACAGCACCGATCGGATTACCGACTCGGGCAACGGCTTCGTAACAGCTGGATACATCGCCGGGGACTACGTCTCTGTCGCCGGGTCGACCTCGAACAACGTCGCCGGGGTGAAAGTCTCCGCAGTTGCCGCAGGCTACCTTGAGATCCCCGCCGGCTCTCTCACTACTGAGGTCGCAGGCGATCAGGTTATCATCGCCGCAGGTATGAACGGCGGCTCGCTTGACGAGATTTTCCGTAACTGCGTAATTGAGGTATACACCGGCACTCAGCCGGCCACTGCCGACCTTACCGAGTCCGGGACCAAGCTCCTGAGAATCACTGTTGCTTCCGGCGCATTCACTCCCGGTACCGCGACCAACGGTCTGAACCTTGCCGACGCAGCCTCTGGCGTTTCCGCCAAAGAGACTTCTGAGGTGTGGAGCGGCGTTGGCCTTGCCGCAGGCACTGCCGGCTGGTTCCGTTGCTATAGTAACGCCTATGTGACCGGGGCGTCTACAACCGCAGAGCGGTTTGACGGCGTCTGTGGTGTAGGGACTGGAGAACTTCGCATGTCGAGCCTCACCGTTGCGGTAGGGGCCACTACGACCATCGACACGGCCCAAGTCACGCAACCCGCTTCAGCGTAAGGAGATAGAACATGGCGGTTACATATACCACAGCAGTTAAGCAGGCCAGGATGACGGCGGTCGCAACTGCGATTGATGCAGGCTCCGGAGCAGGATATATCGAAATCGGCACGACAGCGATGGCCTCCGTTTTGGCGACCATCGCGCTTACTGATCCTTGCGGGACCGCATCTGGCGCGGTCCTCACTCTCACCATGCCGCATTCAGACACCAGCGCAGATAATACCGGCACGGCGGCGGCGGCACGCATCCGAGACTCGGCTGCGACCGACATCATAACAGGGCTAACCGTCGGCACTTCAGGGACAGACATCATCCTTGACAACGTCAGTATCACAGCAGGGCAAACAGTCACGATAACGGCTGCAACCATTACTCACGCATAATAGGTAACAAATGGCAGCCCATCGTTATTGGCGTGTTTTAATTCTCCGCGCCACTGATACGTCCTTTATCGGGGCGGCGGAGATAGAACTTCGATCCAGTGTCGGAGGGTCTGACATAACTGGCTCCGGGACTGCCTCAGCGTATTCTTACTATGGAGGAGGTTACGAGGCCAGTAAGGCGTTTGATAATAACACAGCAACGGGATGGGCCTCTGCAACTCCAGTAGTAGGGCAAGATTGGATAAAGTATGACTTTGGAAGTGGGACAGAAGTCGGCGTTGCAGAAATTGCGTGGACATCGAGAGACACCAACATAAACGGGCCGACAACGTTTTTTCTCCAGTATTCGGACGACGACTCAGCGTGGCATACAGAAATATCGTTTTTCAATCAACCTCTCTTCACTGCGTATCTTCAACAGAAAGTATACAATGCCAGTTCCACAGGAGCGGTAGTAGGCGACCTGTTCCCGCTGAGGATGACTTCGGCCAGTGCCCCCTCGCCCTTCGTAATTTCCGCGGATAGTGAATACTCCGGCACATACGCGGCATGGAAGGCGTGCGATTACGATTATGGGACTTATTGGGTTAACTCTGCCAGCACTACAGGCTTCTTAAAGATCGATCTCGGATCAGGCAATGAGCAAACAGTAACATCGGTAGGGTATCAGAATAATACTGTCCCAAACCCTACTAGGATGCCGCAAGACTTCACCATCCAAGGGAGCAACAACGATAGCGATTGGACCACACTAGAAACTGTCACAGGAGAAACCGCTTGGGGAGACAACGAGCATAGAGTTTTTGCGCTGACCACCACCGGTAGCTATAGATACTATAAAATAGACATAACTGCCAACAACGGAGCATCCGATTTAGCTTGCGGAGGGTTTTATTTATTTGCTGAGGAAGCCCCAGTAACATCGACCGGAACACTCGGCGCGACCGAATCGGGCAGTGATATTGCAGCCGTTACAGGGCTTACTATACACTCTACCGGAACAATAGACGCCACCGAGACTGGTAGCGACGCCGCGTATTTTACTGATGAGGCTACGTCGGTCGGAACACTTGCGGCTACTGAGACAGGCAGCGATGTCGCTGCTGCGACCGGGGGCGTACTAGTCGAAGGAACTCTTGCCAAAGCAGAGACAGGCAGCGATACTGCAGCCATGACCGGAAGCGCCCTCGGAGCGCACGCCGACTTAGTCATCGAACTTCCGGCTATCGCGGTAGCGATAGAGGCCAGAGGCGTAAACTGCGAACTGGTCATCGACCTCCCAGTAATTGAGTTCTTCGGAGAGACTTCGGCTCCGGCATGGCTCGACTTCACTTTACCAGCAATGGAAGTGCTCTTTGGCGCAGCCTTCAGTCTGGACCTAGAAATCCCGTTCCAGGAGTTTGCCTTTACGGCAGTCTCTGGAGCAACCTGTTCTCTGGACCTTGATCTCCCAGCCCTCGTCTTCGACGCTCAGACCGGAGCGGCCTTGGCCTTTGACCTCGCAGTTATCGAAGCGGCGCTTACCGGCACGACCGGGCTCGCCGCCGACCTGCACCTGAACTTCCCGGCGCTCGAAGTCCTTCTCGAAGGGACGGTCGGCCAGCTCGCCCAATTACAAATTTCTCTTCCGGCGATTATCGCAAGTTTCACAGCAAGCCAACAGACCCTGAGTAGCCTCCTCCTGGAGTTCCCCCCGCTCCAAGTCCTCCTCTCAGGGTCTGTTGGGTCTGTTGGATCGATCGTCTTCGATCTTCCGGTGCCGGAGATACTGATGACTTCATATGAG